AGCCGCCCTAATGGGCGGCTCTCGAGCGATAGCTCGCCGAATCCCTCGGCCTCACTGTGTACCGTCTGAGATGTGATATGACTAATCGGTCACGCATTAGGTTTCAACCTATTGGCCCAGGTTATAGTGCTCGAAAGATCACTACTAACCCCGTTCTCGAAACATTTCCGCCCCAGGATCAGTTTCCACTGACTCTCTGGTGGTCGAGATGCGACGATGTATCAGGGCTCCCTCTGCAGGATCACCCACTGACTATCACAGAACGTGATGATCGTGATTTTCCTCAGTTGACTGGGCGACTAGAACAAGGAGGAGGTTCTTATATTGAATATAAGAATTATGCTCCCTCTGTTCATAACGTCAACGTGACTCATATCACAGCTTCCCCTGCTCTCCCCGCTATCGGAACGAGTGCTACCACCTTACGTGCTAGGACTAATCCTAGTCGTGAGTATGTTAGCATTCCTAACTTTGCGGCTGAGATCAAGGACTTTCCCCAGATGTTCAAGCAGATGAAGTCCCTCGGACCGATCCTTCGTAATCTCAAGCATAGGAACCATGCTGCACTTGGTGCAGTTGCTTCCCAATACTTAGGCTACGAGTTCGGTTGGAAACCTCTCATTTCTGACTTGAGTCAAATGTTGCAGTTTCAGGCGCAGGTCGACAAGAGAATCGTCGAACTGAATCGTCTTTACTCCAACACGGGGCTTAAGAGACGCCTTAAACTCCTAGATCAGACTCAGACTAGGGAAGCATCCGGAATCTTTGTGGATACTTCCCTTGGTGCCTCTATCATGGCGAAAGCTTTCGTCGTGACGAGGTATCGGCGGTGGGGAACCATTAGATGGCGCCCTACCGCTGTCCCTGCTGATATAGGAAACCAGGCTTTGGGTCAAACGGCTAGGAGACTTGTGTATGGTATGGGCCATTTAGGCCTTGATGCCACACAAGCTTGGAATGTTCTTCCATTCTCCTGGCTCGCTGACTGGTTCACCAATTTCGGTCAGTGGCTTGCCGCTCACCGAAATGATGTTCCTGCCGCTCCGACTGGGCCATGTAATATAATGACCCTGACGGAAACGTACGAAACCTGGTGGCGCACCGATCCCTATAAAGAGATCATCAAGGGCGCCGAAGGCCAACGCATTCTACGCACTAAAGAACGTGCGCAGTCTGCCGGTACACTGTCGGTGACGCTGCCTCTTGCGACGCAGCGTCAACTCTCGATCCTAGCGGCGTTGAACCTTCAGCGCAGAAAACGCTGAGGATTCTTCACCAATAGGAGTAAGTAGATGTCTCTAGGTTCAACTCTCACGATCACCATGGACGGTTCCGGTGGAACCGCCAAGGTGCTCCCTCTGATCAACCAAGATGGGTACGGCGCCGAGTATTATCTCGACGAAGGACTCATTACGTACCGAGCGAAAGTTCGGCACAGCAAGGACAATGTCAAGGCTGGCACGCAGCCGTTCGACCGTCACACAGTGACGTTCTCGCGGTTCGTGAAGCCTACGGCATCGATCCCCCTTGGTAGTCTGACTGAAGTCTCGCACGTGTTCCGTACGGACCCGCTGCTGGGCGTTCAGGCCGATATGATCGACTTGTCTGAGGCCATGAGCTTTTACATGGTAAAAGCAGGTGGCATCGCCGCCAAGTTGCTGGGGTGGGAGTCGTAAGGTCTCTACGAGACCCTAAGATACCACTTCAGGTGAGGAAGTTGAACGTAGCGTAGACTAAGACCCTCTTCTTAACGAAGGAGACTCTTATGAAAAGCTACGTCACCTACTTACAGGGACTTTACGACGCTATGTTGTCTAACATAGCGGAGCTAGATCCCACTCTCCGACGTGATTGCTTGCGGGATTCGTCTCGCTTGCTCTCACTCGTCAAACACAGAGGTTTGCCATTCTTCATGGTGGACCTCCCTGCTATGGGCAAGCACTTTGATAAGTGCCTTTCCATGGGACACCTAACCGCTTCGGGGGTGGCCGGATTCCGGCCTTACTCGCGGCGGAGCACAATCCCTAGACTATTCAAGGGGATGTGGCTTCGTGTCTTTGACGATGTTGGTGTGCTTAGGGTCGACGCGGATACCGCGTGCATTCGAAACCTTCGTCAACTCCTCTTGGGAGCCAAGAAGGTTAAGGTTGCATGCAGCGACTCATCAACATGGGAACATGTAAATGAGTTCTTCCAAGTCGACCGGGAGGTTCGTTCCCCTTCCCTTAACTGGGATGAGGACGAACTCAGGATTGATGATATTCATGATCTCCGTATTGGCGATCATGATCTTCTCTCTCCTGCTCCTCTTTTCGATCCTCATTATAATGACGATCAACAAGGAGGGCCCTCTCCATTCCTGGACGCAGGATTCGCTGACGCTGTTCAAAGAACAGCCGACATCGTCTCCGCGACCCTTGGCAGGTTTGACCCCGCCGAATGGAGAACTAAGCACGGACCTGGTGCAGTAGCAGATCAGCGTCATACTCAGTTTAAGTATGACTTTCCAACCTGGCCTGCTAAGCTAGAGCGTGTCTTCCCGATGGCCGATTTTGGCTTTGCCAATTTCGGGCACTGGGTCGAGTGGCTCGCTAGCAAGTCCGCTCATGGAACCTTCCGGGACCATGAACCGGCGTCCAAGATGATCGCCGTTCCAAAGACGCTGAGGGGTCCACGGCTTATTGCCGCGGAGCCTACCAGCCATCAATGGTGTCAGCAATCTATCAAGGATTTTCTTGCTAGTTCATTGCAACATACTCCGATTAGACACTCTATTCACTTTCGTGATCAGAGCTATAATCAGGAGCTTGCAAGATTAGCTTCCCATACTCAGTCGCACGCGACAATTGACTTGTCCAGTGCTTCTGATCGCCTCAGCTGCTGGCTTGTTGAGCGTATCTTCCGGAGAAATCCTTCTCTGGTCGAAGCTCTCCATGCCTCGCGGACGAGGTGGGTGGTTAACACCATCGATGCGCACTCTCCTAAGTATCACATACTTAGGAAGTTTGCCTGTATGGGTTCAGCCTGCACCTTCCCGGTTCAATCTTATGTTTTCTGCATCCTCGCTTGTGCTTCCGTCCTCTATCAGAGGGGGTTGCCCATTACGATTAAGCAGATCACTCGGATTAGCCGAGAGGTCCTAGTCTTTGGTGACGACATTATCGTCCCCATAGACTCGTGGGAACTACTTCAGGGACTTTTAGGTCACCTTGGTTTAAAGGTTAACCAATCGAAGACATTCGGGACTGGAAAGTTCCGAGAGTCTTGTGGTTTGGATGCGTACGATGGCACTGATGTGACACCGACGTATTCCATGACCTACCCTGACGTGTCCCGCCCTGAGTCGATCACCTCTTGCATCGAGACTCATAACAACTTCGTTCAACGAGGTTGGTACGGTATCGCTGCATATGTGAAATCGAGAGTACTTTCGCTCCGGCGATATGCCTTCGCGAATGTGCCACTCGGCTCAGGTGCCTTTGGTTGGAGTGACCATGAGTGGGCCGGTAACGATCACCTCAAGAGGCGATTCAATACCGCAACCCATTCTATGGAGATACGATGCACCGTCGTAGAGACGGAAAGCAGACGTAATCCAACCGATGGGAACGGCCAACTGTTTCAGTACTTCACTGAAACCCGCCCTGTCCCTTTCATTGAAGGAGATAGCATCGGAGTCGTCGGTCGATCTCGTACGTGTATACGTACGAGATGGGTCCCCGAGATGAAGTTTCAGCCCGTAAGGGCATAACCTCTCTCTCGGAGTGGAATTGGAGTAATCCTCTTCCATGAAG